CCGCACCAGCAGGTAACAAGGTATATACGCAATTTTTCCACCGCTAAACCCAACGCACAACTGCGTATATACCCGATACGTTATATGCAATGCTACGTTATAGCTTCGTATTAGATTTCATCGTAACATTATTTTTGTTTTATTTTTCTCCCAACGCACATTAAAGTTTAACATCAATTGAATATTTTAATGGTGCATAAATTGCTTCTTTATTATCACCTGTTGGTGAAACTAATACATCTCTACCATTAACATCCATTGATAATATTTTACCACTCCCGTTAAAATATCTATTGTTATGTTCTATTGCATATTTCTTATCCGTAGTAACCCAATCACCTTCTCGTATATCTTCATAACTACGATTATCAACAGCTCTATAAATGGTTATTTCACCTTTATATCTTGGTTCGTCTTTTGTGTTTATTATTCTACTCCACCTAACAGCATCAGTTGCATCACTATATAATAGTGATTGGTTACTTAAAATCCATCTATATACATTTTTAGGGACATCGGTTGGATAATCATATTTTTTATTTAATCCGTTTGGTTTAACATTCTTCTTCGCTTTATCTTCTTTTGTTTCTCCATAAGAATCACCAGTTAACTGATATAACTTTCTTTGTATTGTGTGTATTTTATCAACTAAATCATCCCATTCTGGTGAACCACCTTTACCAAGTTTTCTTAATTTTTCCAATTCAATATCTTCTAATCGTTTTAATTCTTTCTGTAATAGTTTTATTTCATTGTTTGAACTTTCATTCAAATATTCACGTATAGTAGTTGCTATAAATTTTCTTAATTCCATAATGATAAATAGTTTATTCTATATATAAATATTCAAATTTTAAATTTCCATCTCACAAAAAATTAAAACAAAAAGGTTCATCTCTTGTATCAAAATTTATTGGTTAAATCCGCACTGCATATAACAAGGTGTATAAGAAAGTTTGCTATTAAGTTTGGTGCTAATTTGAAAGTTCATCTAAGCAAACCTTCTCATACACCCAAACGTTATGTGCAATGTTAAGAACGCTTCATTGTTTCAATATAAGTAACTATTGAAGCAATCGTAAATCCAACAACTGCAATCCAATTGTTTACTAATAACGTATATATCATCCCTAATTTACTAACAACATAAAGCCACCAATAAACACTGCACATAACATCGGTTTTGCGTAATGCCTGATGTGGTGCTTCATTCAACATTTGTTCTTCCATTTTACTTTAGTTTAAAATTTGAGCATTAGTTTTTCAATTACGGCACTAACGCAAAGCCGTTTTCCGTTAGTGGCAATTGCTACCACCATCTTTCAAATCATCTTTTGTGGAAACATTTTTATTCTTTTTTCCCCTTCCACATTGCAAATATACGTTTTTTTTTCTTTTTGTTGATATTTATATATAAAAATATTATGGTAACAAAGAAAATAACTTTGAATGAATTACGTAGTATCGTAAAACAGATTATTAAGGAAGAAATTTCTAATTTTTATCAAGGAATGAATCCAAAACAAGCAATAGAAAAAGCTACAACAGATTATAATTTTGCAATAAAGAGCAACAATGAAGGTCAAGCAAATAAAATAGCTGGTAATTTAAAATCTCATTTGGAATCTCAAAAATATAATTGGAAAAAAGACCCATATGCATTAGAAATTTTATCAGATTTCATTTAAAACCCCCACCACACAAAAAGAATAAAAATTTATTATTGCTTCGATTGAATGTCTGTGCTAAATAATCCGCAACTGCAACTAACAGCGTGTATAAAACATTAAAACGATTTTATACACGCAAAACGTTATGTGTAAGTGTTCAGTTCATCGTTCTAATCAACATTTCGGTTCAAAATTTTAAAAGAAAAATCCACCCACTACAATTTATCAATAAAATACTCCAAGTTAAAATCAATGTTTAGATGGTTGAAATCACCATTATTTTTTCCATTTTCAATATCTGTCATTATCTGGTCGAAAAATCTTGTGTATTCTGAATTAACCCTATTAATATCTTGTTGTGTTGAATTGGTTTTTCTCGACCCTTCTAATTGTATTTTGAAAAATACGTTAATATCATTTGAAAAATCTACCTGAGTCGTTATCAAAGTATCAACACCGTTTAGATATTGATTTATAAACCTATTATCAGTTCTACTTTTAGAAGTTCTATTGAAACCTTGTTTCAGTATAGAATCTCCAATTTTTGTTGATACTGATGCTGCTATCATTTCCAGTTTTTCAAAATCAGAATATGTGTTTTCATTTAAAGATTGATTCCAATTCTTAACTTTATTGATTTGTTCTCTCATTTCTTTACTCATAGTATTTTCTTTTATATATAAATATAAGAGTTTAAATTTCCACCATCTTTTTCTTTTAAAATTTTTGTTCAGTTCTCCGATTAAACATTCTACCTTAATAATCCACACCTACACATAACAAGGTGTATATGTAATTTTTTCTACAAAGGTAGAAATAACTTTTGACATTTCCAAATAAAAAACTACATATACACCCAACCGTTGGCAGCAATTAAACAAGCCCCAACCGTTCCATTTCCTTTATGGCTGCATAGTGATTAAATGCTTTATGCTCTACCTGAATTTGAATAAACTTATCTTCACCGATAAATACAGATAAGTAGCACTCTTTGGGGAGCATAAGTATAAATGGAGTGTCTTTGTCATAAAGTCTATGAACGCCAGACATTGAATGTATTTCTGCATTTTCAAAGTTGATAAATTGCTTTACTCTTTCAGGAAATGCTGCCTGTGCGATTTGTATTAATTGTTCTTTTGTCATAATGCGAAATTAACTGCTGCCAACAATATATTTGCGTCAGTGGGGGTGTCGTGCTTTTTTGAATCTGTGTGCATATTTTGAAGTTTTTTGCTGTTAATAATCTTTGGTGGTGTAACGCCCCACCGAACGCAAATAATCGAAACGTTATGTGTGATTTTAAGTGAGATACTTAATTCTAAACTCTCTATTTTTCTTACAATAATAAATAAACCAATTAAATGTTCCAACTTCATCATCTGTTGATGCTTCTAAGTATTTCTTATAACCTTTTTCATATTGACTACGTGTAATAAAACCACACATAACAGCGTATATACGCAATGCTTTCAAGTCTTCTTTAAGTTTTTGTATCATAATTTCAAGTTTTGTGTTTCAAATTAAGTTCAGTTTAGCACTGCGTATATACACAAACCGTTACCAGCAATAACTAAAACTCATTATATAAGAATGGATGCCCTTTTTTAGTTGCCAGCCGATAATCTTCCAACTTGAAATCTTCGCCATGTGCATCTTTAAGTGTTTCCAAATCACCGCAATCTTCGTCATCATCATTGTTCACATAAACATCTGCCCGTATTGTTTCAAGTCCAGCAACTTTTCTGAATGTGCTTTCATCATCAATGTTAATGTGAACTTGCTTTGTTCTTTCCTCGGCTGGCAACTTACTGATCGCTTCTAATAAATCGTTCCATGTAAACCCGCTACTGCTGGTAACATCGGCTAAAACTCCATTGTCTTTTTCTTCGTTTGAAACTTTTTCTGTACTCATAATTTTTTACTTTTAATAAACATTATCCCTCGTATTTAAGTCGGCAACGAGAGTTTAGTCGTGTCCGTTAGCAACAATAATTAGAATTGTGCTTCGGGAACAGTATATGGTAATGTTTTGGAATAGCTTAATCCCCATTCATCTGTTCCTCTTCCTATTAGTGTTGGTATATGTCCAATCATATTAAATATCAGTTGTTTTGGCTCAACAAAAACCACATCACTTCCAATGCAAGTATGTTTTATTTCTACAATAGTATCTTCATCTAATAAAATATTAGTTTGGTTTTTGATTGACCAGAACTTAGTTCCTTTGGGAATTAATCTATTTTCTCCGATTTTAATTTCATTCATAAAAATTACTGTTGCTAACAAGGTATATACGAAATGCCCTATTAAGGTTTGTAATAAATTTTAAATTTGGCGTTAGGGCACTTCGTATATACCCGAACTGTTAGCGGTCATTGCCTTCCAACACACCGCATATCCCTGAATAATTTACAAGCATTGAACTTCCATCCTTTTCATTGTAATCTGTAAATGTTTTTACCCCATACCCTGCATCAGAATGAAATGTGTGTATCTCATATCTTCCAGTCATTCCACTTCTCCACAGAAAGACATCACCTCTTTTAAGTTTCTTTACACTTTTAATTCTGATAGGCAACGAACCGCTAACAAGTGGTTGTTGCAACGGCTGGTTTTGTTCTTCGTTTGACATTTTATCTTTTATAATATGGAGCGTAAAACCCACAGGTCTTTAGCCTGTGGGATGTAAGCGACTAACCCTGATTGAGAATATACTCACGAATGGTATCAGGACTTGCTTCACCTATTGAACAAACGAAATAACCATCAGACCAGAAAGTATGTTCTTTCCAAAAATGTTTAAATAAGAACGACCTGTGTGATGAACGCCAGATATGATAAGTAGATTCTTGTTTTAACTTGCGAACAATAGAAGTAATTGAAAGACGAGGAATATAACGAATAAGAAAATGAATGTGGTCTAAATCAGATTCAAACACTTCAATTTCAAAATCTGAATTAGAGGTAATACTTAAAAGAATAGAACGCATATCCTCTTTTAACTGACCGACAAGTAACTTTTTACGATACTTGCAAACAAAGATTAAATGACACTTTAAGTAGTGTTTTGAACGATTTGTGCTGATGTAATTACTTTTTTTAGACATAGTAGCGAAATTTTTTTGTGAATGTTTCTCAAACTCGATGGAAATATTTACAAAAAATGTAGCGGATTTATAAAAAAGTATTAACTTTGCATAAAATCAGACTATTTAATAGTAGAATGAAGACGATTTTTAGGACATATCAATTTGAATTACAACCAACACAAGAGCAAAAAGTGTTGTTGGATAAGCATTTTGGTTGTGTTCGCTTTGTATTCAACCACTTTTTAAATGAAAGGAAAGAGCAATATCAAACCAATAAAAAGTCTGATAATTACTATAAACAGGCAGCTACCTTAACTGAACTTAAAAAGAAAGAGGAAACTGCTTGGCTTAAAGAAGTGAATAGCCAATCACTACAATTTGCTTTAAGATGTTTAGATACTGCTTATGTGAACTTCTTTAGAGGTAACGCTAAATTTCCACGATTTAAATCTAAAAAGAAAAGGAATAGTTTTACTATTCCACAGTTTGCAAAACTTGAAGATGGTAGATTTTACGCACCAAAGTTCAAAGAAGGAATTAAGGTGAACATTCACCGTGAAGTAAAAGGTGAAATTGGTAAATGCACTTTGAGCAAAACACCAACGGGAAAATATTTTGTATCAATACTATCAGAAGAACAATACAAGCCAAAAGAAAAAACTGGTGCTGTTTGCGGAATAGATTTAGGTTTAAAAGACTTTGCTATTACTTCTGATGGAATTAAATTTAAAAATAACAAATACACAAAACATTATGAAAAAGAATTAGCGAAATCACAAAAACATCTTTCTCGCAAGACAAAAGGTAGTAATTCGTTTGAAAAACAAAGACGAAAAACTGCAAGACTTCACGAGAAAATAACCAACTCACGAATGGATAACTTACATAAGGTATCTCACCAATTAGTATCTGATTATGATATAATTGCATTAGAAGATTTGAATGTGAAAGGAATGGTTAAAAACCATAAACTCGCCAAACATATTTCTGATGCAAGTTGGGGAACTTTTGTTAGGCTACTTGAATATAAGGCGGATTGGAACGATAAACAGATTGTAAAAATCAACCGTTTCTATCCTTCAAGTAAAACCTGTTGTGAGTGTGGATGGCTAAATCAAGACTTAAATCTTTCAATAAGAGAGTGGACTTGCAAAAATGGACACGTATTAGACCGTGATTTAAACGCAGCAAAGAACATTCTCAAAGAAGGATTAAAAATAATATCGTCAGGAACTGGCGATTACACGGGTGGAGACTCAAATAAGACTTTGGTAACAAAGCATAAGTCTATGAAACCCGAAGCCCATTTGTCTTCAGCAAATGGGTAGTTCACCTATAAGAATATATGTTCTGTTTAATTCTTCACAAACAACACCAACAGTTCCGCTACCAGCAAATAAATCCAACACAACATCGCCTTCATTACTGAAAGATCTTATGAAAAACTCAGCAAGTTTTTCAGGAAATACCGCACTGTGTTCCATTTTTAATGTGAATTGATTGATTACATTGTTTGCATTGATAACATTTGATGGTCGAGCTAACTCTAAATTTTTAAAATTATCTCTATCCACAATCATTCCGCTTCCGTTTTTTGGTGTTTTACAGTTCTTTCTAAATGCTCTTAATTTAGTTTCTTCATTTACAGGTGTTCCACAGGCAATGGCGTTGAAAGTGATGTTTTTTACTTCACCTTTCGTAAAATGATAAACAGGTTCAAATCCATTTTTAAATCTTCCATGAGTTCCGGTTGGAAATGCGTTTTTTGTCCAGCAATATTCTTCTACAAATAAAAAACCAAGTTCTCTTTTAAGCATTATAACTAAATCAAAAACATATAAACTTCTTTCTCCTTTATTGGTATGTGGTTTTATATTCAAAAAGAAACTACCAGTTGGTTTCAAAATTCGCTTCACTTCAATAGCAATGAGTTTAAACCATTCCACATATTTATTCTCTGAAATACCGCCATAGGTGTTTTTTCGTCTATCTGCATAAGGTGGTGATGTTACAATTAAATCCACGCTATTGTCAGGTAGTTTTTTTAATTCTACTTCTGAATATCCGTGTATAATTATATTTCTGTCTATTTTTTTCACGCTCAACAAAAAATAAAAGTTTTGTTTTTTAATTATAATTAGGTTTTGTGTTAGTAAAATTCTCTAAACAGGATTAAAAATTTACAATTTTGTGCTTCCTGGAAAATCTTTATTCTGATCAATGTATTTACTTAATATTTTTTTTAATTCATCTGATATTGAAATATATTCAAGGCCTGTATTTATAAGTTTTTTAAATTCATATACGCATGATATAGGAATTTCTATTTTCTCTTTCAAAGAGAAATCAATATCTAATTCATACTTTTTCCAATACTCTTTATTGTTTTCTACAAATTCAGAAGATACATAATAATCAGATGTTCGATCTAAAGGTTTATATCTTTGAGAAACTTCTGATTTTGAAAAAAGCATATTAACTTCCCATTCATCAGGACAATTAGCATATTTTTTTATTAATTTAAAAATTGGCATAAATTACGTCTATTTTATCAATTTTAATTTTAGATTTAATTTCGTTGAGAATAATATTTTTATCATCTTCTGAACACGAGTAAGGATAAAATATATCAAATTTTTTATAACTATATTTTTTGTTTTTATATAAAAAAGTTACTAAAACTAAAACAACAAAATTAGAAATTGAATTATATTCAAATAATAAAATATAATTTTTATCAAAATAATAATTATGAATAACAATATTGTTTTTGACAATTGTCTTAAAAAGAAAATCTCTTCTCTGCATAAGCCTAAAATATTTAAACATAAAATTTTTTTTAAAAACATTATACATTTTTAATCTGCGTTTCTTTTCTATAACAATTTTTTTTAAAAAGTCTTTTATTTTATATTGATATATATCTTTATATAAAGAAAAATCATTGAGATTAAAATTAATTTTAATATTATTATAATAACAATATTCTATATAATCAACTATCTCCTTTGCTTTATTTAAATATAAAGCAGGAAAATATAATTTATTATTAATAATAAAAATTTTTTCATGATAAAACAAAAACATGAAAATAAAAAAATTTAAGTCTTCTTCTGCATAAATAAAAATTTGGTTTTTATTAAAAAAATCAGTTTCTTTTTTAAAGATAGGATAGTATTTATTAAAAAAAGAATTAAAATAACATATTTTGTCTCTTGGTATAATAAATAGTATAGGTATAATAAATTGAGAACTAAGATCATGTAGTTTTAAAATATTTAAATCAAAATCGGGCTGTAATTCTAAAATTAATTCTTCAAAGCTTTTTTTATCTCTAATATATTTATTTGGTATTTGAGAGCCTTTTTTAAAATGTTCTATAGAAAAATTATTATGTATCTGAAAAAGCTTATTATATATTTTTTCATCAATAAAATCAAAGTTGTGTTTTAAAGATATATATTTAAATCCAGTATTAGTTTTTATGAGTACTTTGTTTTTTTCGTTTAATGAAAAAATATATTTTTTTTTATTTTCAATGATATATTTTCTAATCCTTCTGCCTCTATATAAACATGTACTTGTTACATAAAAAGATAATTTTTTATTTATTTTATCAAACCTTAATATATATGAGTTTCTATGTATATTTTGATATAACGAAATATATTTTTTGTTATTCGATAAAAAATCCTGAATAATACTTTTTTGATCTAAACCACTATAATATATTTGTTTTAAAAAATCATATTCATTTTTACTTGTAACAACAGCATGGTCAACATCGCAAATCCAATATTCAAATCTGAAATTATAATAATTTCTAACTTGATGTTTTAATATAGAAGAAAATTTTTTTTCAATATTTTCTTTTGAAAAGAAATAGTTATAAACCATTTCTTTTATAGAATTTTGATTTTCAGTCATGTTAATAATAACAAAAGTCATGCAGTATAAACTACATGACTTTTTTTTATTTTTTATCAGAACTTTAAGGATGCGACAAGACTAATAGGATTTTTTCCTACGCCAGGAAAATTTGCAACAGTTTGATAGGTGGGTGAAATAATTACAGATGTATTCAATTCAGGGCTCCAATCTTTTATATGAAGTTTACGTTTCAAAGTAGCTCCTAAATTTGTCCAACCTCCTTTGGTTTGGAACATAAGATCATTTCGGTCAGTTAAATATCCTGCAAAGACATAAAAAACAGGACTAATATCATAACCACCCTCAAAATAAACTCCATCTATATCTGCGTTTTTATTCCCCCAATAAGTATAGGCAACTGTAAAATCAATTCTTCCATCATATTTGATTCTTGCTTCCATAAAGTGATTAGTTTTTTGATCACTCCATGCAAAAAAGTTATTCATAGAATCTACTGAATAGAAGTAATAATAATCATCAGATGTTAAAGAAATATTTTTTAATTCATTATCTGATTTAGCAAATGGTTTAATTGTTATGTAGGAATTAATCTGATTACCAAAACCTTCTTTTAAACCATTCATAGTAACATTACCATACACTCCTATTTCTGTATATTCACAAGGAACCCATGATCCCATCATTAAGATAGAAGGAGAATCTCCATAACCAACTCCACGAAAAACATTTCTGGAGAGAAGGCTCAGTTCTGTTTTGAACTTATCAGCAGATACTACGCTTTTTGTAGAATCCTGAGCTGATGAGTGATTAATGGTTTGTCCAACAACGATGAACATAGCCATGATAATTTTTGTTAGTTTTTTCATGTTTTTTTTGTTTTTTAAATTATTGGAAACAAATATAGAAATATAAAATGTAATTTTCAATTATCAGAGTAAATTTGGAAATATTGATCTGATTTCTCTTATAGTTTCTCCAAATTCTGTTTTCTGAGTTATTTCTGGCTCCCACGCAAGACCTCTTGATAAGAGATCTATTTCAAATAGAATTTTAGAACCCTGAACAAATTCACCTTGTTCATTTTTTTCTTTACCCATAATCCATAATGTGTCAGAAATACTTACAGTAGCCGCAATATCATGAGAAATTACAATAATTGTATTTAATTCATTCATATTTGCAACCTCTTGCAACATAATACAAACTTTATCAATCATATTAACATCTAATCCAGAAAAAGGTTCATCTAAAACCAGAAAATGTTTTGAACATAATAATTGTTGAGCTATAGCAACTCGTTGTCTTGTTCCTCCAGACAGTTCCGCAGGATATTTAAGAGCATGTGGAATTAGATTTAATTTTTCAAGATAAAACTTAATCTTATCTTCTTGTTCACCCTTTTGTAGATTTGATTTTTTGGCGGCTATTTTTAGGTTTTTATAAACATTAAGATAGTCAAAAAGAGGGTAGTTTTGTTGAACGAAACCTACCATTCCAGGTTGAATCTCTACTCCTGGTGTATTAATCATAACCCTACCTGTGACTTCATAATTAGACTCCTTATGAACACCTGGGGTTTTAAGCCCTGTTAATATTTCTGAAAATTGTGTTTTACCCACACCAGAAGGACCGAGAAATCCAACTATTTGTCCCTGCGTAGAAATATCTTCCCTAACTATATTTTTTATTTCGACATTAATATCTCGAAGTATTGGAGTTTTACCAATATATAAAGAAACATTTTCTGATTTTAGTAAGGTTTCTTCTTTGGTATATTTGAATCTTGACATGGCTTTTGTTTTTACTTCCGATCTAATGTTAGTTTAGAATGAGGGCAAGATATGTTTCTTATTACACCAATTATATAATCAAGAGATATTCCTATTAACAATATTGTAATTTGAATTGCAAATACTGCGTCTAAGTGCAGGTGTTTATTTTGATTTAACAAAAGAGTTCCAACTCCTCCCTCAGATCGAACCAACCCTTCAACCATAGTTAGCATCATCCAGCCTATTGCAAAATTTTGTTTTATTAATTCAAACATCTGATCTATCGTTCCCACTATTTGTTTTCTATATACAACCTCCCATTCTTTCATTCTTAAGGTTCTTGCATGATTAAGACTGTTTCTGGTAACTCCATTAACAATATTAATTGCACCAGGAACCATAAATACAGAGATTGAAAAAACCATAAGAACAATTTTTAAATCTGAACCACTAGAAGTGTATATTGTAAAAATAAAACTTAAACCCACAATGGTGAGAAACCTAAATTTTGACCATATAAAACCGACAGGTCTAAATACTGGAAGAACACTTAAATAAGCAAGAGAAAGTGATATAAAAACAGAATAAAGTAGAGATTTAATAATTAATTGAGTACTAATACCTATTTCATAAACCAAACCCTCGTTTGATAATAAATAAAAAAATGATTTTAATATTTCATTAGGTTTTGGTATTAAAGGACCAGATTTTATCCAAAACAAAAAAGCAATCAAAACCTGAAATATCACCATGATATATAAGGTTTTTTTATTTATTGTTTTATTTGGACTAAATATCCTTTTTAATTGTTCTTTCATTTTTTAATAATATTAAAAAAAAAGAATGCGTATATAATAAACAATACGCATTCTTTTTTATATATATAATTAGTTACCCATCAAGATTTCAACTCTTCTGTTTTGTTTTCTTCCAAAATCAGTTGAGTTGTCTGAAATGGGCATTGTTGAACCATATCCTTTTACTGTTATTCTGTTTTTAAATGCAATCCCTCCTCTTCTTTCCATCCATTGCCTTACTGCATCAGCACGAGCTTGACTAAGCGGAATGTTTATTTGATCAGAACCAACATTATCTGTATGGCCGCTTATCTTAATTCGTAAACCACTTGCAATAGCTGCTTGAGCATATATTTGTTCAAGTTGCTGTTCTGCTTCTGGAGTAAAATTGGCACTTCCTGTTTGAAAAGTTATATTCCAATTTTTCTTAGAAATGGTATTTTGAATCCCTTTATCCATGTCATATTTAATAATATCCGCCTGTGTTATTTGAGTGGGAGAATAATTTGATTTTACATTCTTCAAATAACTCAAATCAACAACATCAGAATAAGATGGATAAGAAGGAACAAGGTTTGGATACATATTTTTTGCTATATCTCCAAAAGTTGTATATACCGTTTGATATATATCAGTAGAATTTTCAGCAAGACCAAAAAACTGAAGATTATCTGCCAAGTTATGTACTCTGCTGCCACCCAAAGAAACAACTTCGCCTTGTTTATCAGCTTTTTGTTCTCCTTTATAATATCTCACCCAATATTCCGGATTGGTTCCTGATTCTTTATAAACTTCATTTGATATTTCACCAGCCTTTTTGAGAGCTTCTGCATATCCTTTAACTTGATCTCCTCCTTCAAGGAAACCTGCTATCATATTTTCGATAAGCTTTCTGTTATCTTGCATAAAGGCTTTTATACCAATAACAACATTTGGCATTTGAGACCTATACTCATTAGTTGATACTACACTAACTAATCCACCTTTATTTTCTGCAATCATTACATCTCCTGGTGTCCAAGTTACAACAGCATCAGCCTTGATGGTTTTTTTTCCATCCAAAACGCTTATTTTACCATTTTTTACAATAGGCCTTTCTTCTGTATAATCACTAATATACTTTTGAGCAGCATCAATATAGTTATCTGCAGCTATCCAATTTATAGCTTCTGGATCATAAGTTTTTTCATCCGGATTTACTTTAATTCCATTTGCAGCAGCCCACATAATAGCTATGTTCCAATCACCATCTCTCAAATAACCTGATATAACAGATCCTTTTGCTTTTTGAGGATCATCTCTCCATTCTTTAGGACCCATCAATTTATCTTCGCCCAAAGATTTTCCAGGTGATGCTATGATTTGAGCCTTATATTCATCACCAATCTTTTCTAACTCCGGATTAACTCCTGCTAAAAAAGTAGCAGCACCATCACCCATTATACTTACAAACTGAACACCTTCTTTTGTGTTTTTATCTTTAGAGTATGCTTTAGCAAACTGAATTAAAGATGCTTGCATTTGTGGAACATCATCTTGACGAATAAAAGTTAGGTTAACGCCTCTTTTTTCCATAATAGATCCTTTTGTTGTTTTTGCCCCTCCATTAGCAAACAACATACCCATCTGAGAATTCCATGCCCAAATTTGGTATCTAATCTCCGGAGCATTAACATTAGCCAACTCATTAGATGGAATAGGCAAAGGAGGAGAAGTACTTTCGATATTAGGAGGAGCATCAGGTAACATAACTCTGCTTACAGAAACAGATTCCTGAGTTTTCTTCTGAAGATTTAACTTCTTTCCTATTTCAGTATCTAAAATTTTAGGAAGACCAAAATAGATTGCTATAGCTAAAATAGCGATTGCAATAAGTAGTGTTTTTGGATTAAAGCGATTCATGTTTTTGTTTTTTTTTTAATGGTTGTTTTATATTTTTATTAATCAAGAACGTTGTAGTCGCTTTGCGAATGTAATTTTATAGGACTAGAGGAATTAATATCAGGTAGTGTGTTTTTTGAAACAGATGCCGCATCAAGCTCTTTATGATTTTCCTGAGCAGGAGTTTGAGGGTTTTTTAAATTATCAATTACTTTGTCAATTTCTCCTCCGGTCAAGCGATTGATAATGTCTTGAGCTTTATTATCATTAATAGTACTCTCAATATCAACTTGCATAAGTACTGGAGCAGCCAAATCCATAAACCTATCCATTTCGGCCAGTTTATTATTCATATCAGTATCGGCTAAACCAATAAGCTGCTCAAGATCTTTTCTGTCTTCTGAATTTTTACCATAAATTCCCTGAGCAGCCTTAACAGCAGCCCATCCGATTTTAACACTATTATATTTCTTTTCCAAAAAAGTAAGATCACTTTCTTTGTCTTTAATAACAAATTCGGCAGCTTCGTATAATTTGTTTAAACCGTTTTGCATATTTAACATTGTATCACGAAGCGGTTCTAATTGTTTATTCCAATCTTGGAGACGCTGGATTTGATTTGCAATAAGTTTCATCTCCATTTGCTTATTTAATTTTGAAAGAGCCTTTACCTCTTCTTCTTTTTCCGAAATCTCAGACTGGTTTTTTGAGATTTGACTTTCTGTATTATATAATGCACCCTTAATTCTCTCGACAGATTTATTAATTTTCTCGGCCTTTTCTTTTAAAGAATTCAAACGTGACCAAGCAATAGATATAGGATCAATTTTATAAATCCAATTTGTTAATTTATACATTAATACATTCCAAACTGTACCAATAAGTTTCCACTGAGTAACAATGAACCCAAGAACAATTGCAATAACAATAGTTGTTCCTAAAAATCCTAAAAAAGATAATGCTCCCGATAGTAATCCGGCACCAAAATTATAAGCAATATAACCTATTAAACTTAAAAACAATACACTAGTTATGTTTTCAGGTTTTTTATACCAAGATTTTTCTGAGTTATTTTTCATTTTTTTGTTTTTAAAGATTAATATTTTTTACATGATTGATTAATTCAACCATTTCTTTTTCTATTTTATTTAAGGTATTATTAAATTTTGTTTTATTTAAAGAAAGTTTTTGCTTAGTATTTTCAATGTCTTCTTTTTTTCTTTTTATAAGAAGCTCATTGTTATTTATTTTTTCTTGAATTTGATTCAATTGGTTTTCAAGTTCAAGATTTAATTTACATAATTCATCTATCTCTGATTGAGGTATTTCTATTTTATTTTTTGCACCTTGTTGTACAGCTTCTTCAAATTTGTTTTTTTCTGTTTTTAAAACATTTATATAATGTTCACCAGTTTCCAATATTTTGTTTTTAGACAAACCATTGGCAGAAAGAACAATATAGGTGTTTTTAATAATATCATCTAAAGACATTGATGAATTAGATGATTTTAGTTTTTTTACAGCTTCAGAAAATTCAAAAAAATCAGGTCCCGGTAAATCAGCACTTTTTATAGCTTTTAAAATTTGTTCCTGATACCTGATGTCTATACTATCTTCGTTATTAGAAGTTTCAATATTTTCGGTTACTTCCATAATGGTTGGTTTATGTTTTTCTTCTAAATTATTTTCTTTTATTTTTTGTTGTTCTTTTAAATAATCAGGTATATCATCTCCAACAGCACTTTTTATTGCTGCACGAGCTTTGTCTAAAAAAGAATTTTTTTCCATAAAAAATTTTTACAAATGTAATCAATTTTATGATATAGTTTTGGATAGATGTTTGGGTAAAACCACCACTATGAATCGGTAATTTTTTTTTAAAAAAAATAAAAACCTATACAAGAAGCAATTTAAAGTTATTTCTGTTTCTTGATTTTCAATTTCAATAATCAAATCTGTATAACCTTGACTTTTAAAAAAGAAATAATCTATTATATTTTTATTGCGATTATAAAAAGAAAAAACATCATATATGTTTTCTATTATAATAAAATCTTGTTTTTTATCATTGATCTTTTTTTTATTAAAAAACAAATCATGTACACTAATGCAATTTTTGTTATTACTAAACAAAAAAACAAGATTCGAATTTATACAAAGATGACCTTATTTTTTCTCTTTTTTTAAAGAGTAGAAAAGATCAAAACTAAAAAAACTATTGGTAAGTAAATTTGAAATATATAAAACACTAGCTCTATTTAAAAAATAGAAATAAAATTTTTCTTCGAATGGAAAACTTAGATCTATATCTAATTTCATTTTTTATTAATCAAATAAAAAGTATCTTCATTAACTGCAATTATCCCTGCATCAGTATTAAATAAAGCAGTGTCTTTAGATATTATTGAACAATTTATTTCTAACAATTTATAGAAATCAGCAGCTCTAAAAACATTAAGCTTATTGTCTTCTGATACAAAAAGAATAGCATCTTTATTATTTTTGCCTTTATAAGCAAAATGTAACACTTCATCAGTCTCTTTAATAATATTTAATTTACCCCCATCTGTATTAAAATATTTATATATTATCTTTTTATTTTCTTCATATTTTATAAAACCAACATCATTTATTGATATGAAACTATGAACATTTACACGAGATAAAAATGGAACTTGCTTATTTTTAATATTTAAATGTATATAGTTTAATCCGCCAACATTTTGAATTATTCCTCCATAGGTTTTAAAACCTGGTCCATATATGTTGTTTTTTTCAATCATAATATTATTATATTTTATTGAATCAATGTTCAAATTCCACATATATTCATTTTCAAATAAAATTATTAAGTTATTTGAATGAGTATATCTATATCCGTTTGTTAATACAAAGTTTTTAATTTCTTCTGACTTGCCTGTTAAAATGTCTATTTTATATAATGATTGATTTTTTAATCCAACCACATTATCTTCTCCAACAAAAAAATCTTTCCATTCATTTGCCGCAAAAGATGAACGTTCTATAATCATGCCTTTATTAGAAGTATCATAAAAAATAAATTTTTCTTCATTTTTTATAAATCCAAATTTGAGATTAAAATAAGAATTTTGTATTATTTTTTGAGATGTATATATATTTTGAATATAAACTTCTTTTTCAGAAATAACTTTTTGTTTAATTGTAGATACAACAGGTGTTTTCACATTATTGCTAAAATCTAATAAAAACCTATCACCATTTATATATAATTTTTCATATTGATTTTGTATAAAAACGTTTTGTATTTTTTCATAACACTTAGGTATAATTAAGTCTGGATCAGAAGCAAAGACTGGTTTTTTAGCAATCATTCTTTCTGATAATTTTGAAATCTTTTTATGAATACCTTTAAAAGGATGTAGATAAGTCAAATAATTAAAAATAAGGACAGACAAAGAAAAATAATCTGAATTTTTAGATACTGTACCTCCATAAAGATAATCTCTTATGTCTTCTAAAAGTTTATTTGAATGTTTTACTCCTGGAACCTGGTATGAATCGACATCAATAAGCTTTACATCTCCATAATTATTAATCATAACATTTAATCCGCTCAAATCTCCTATTTCAACATTCATGTTGTGAGCGGAATTTATAGCATCTATTAAATTTTTTGTTATTTTATTTTTTACAGCATCATTAATATTGTGTTTTAAGCAATAACTCTTATTAAAAATCACATCTAAAGGAAAATAGTCTTGTGGTAGGTATTTCATGGTTATACCCACAATATTCAATCCTTTTTTGTCATACAATAACTCTTGTGGTTTAATAAAAAAAGAAGAATTTAATTTATTTAAAAAGTTAAATTTTGTTTCGTTTATATTTAAACAGTTTGGTAAATAAATTTTAGCAACCAAATCTGTATTAGGAACAACAATTAAAAAACCTTCACCTCCTCTTGCAATCTCTTTATTATTATCTAAAGTATATAGTTTTTGACCTTTTTTATCATACACGGTTAACATACTACGGCTGTTTTTTGTTTTTTCTTTCGGTCTCTATAATTTTGCTTTCTAATTTTTTTATTTTTATAATTTCTTTAACAACAATTATTCCTTCAGGACTATTGTGTTCTTCAAAAAAATTTTTTCTTTTACCGTATCCTGTTCTTATGTTTGATACGTAATCTTTCTTAATATATTTATTAAGAATATTTTTATCATCAGAATTTAATGATTTATAAAACTGATATATTGTTTTAAACTTACTCATTATTATATATCCTAACCAAACCTATGTCGTCATAGTGACTCCACCCATCTTTTAATAAAATATTATATTTTTTATTTAAAAAGAAATTTTGATGTATTTTTTCCTGATCATTAATTTTTGTTTCTTCTAAAATGGAATATAAAATATCTTCATTGATGTTATTGTTGTTTTTAAAAGTCAAAATACCGTCAGTTGATATTACTACATTTTTTATCTTGTTTAATTTCCAAACTTGGTCATATGAAATAAGAAAATTATCTAAACTTTCTTTACTTTCAGTTAATTCTTTCCAATAATAAGTTATGTATTTAGGCTTGTTGTCATGATCAATAATTATTCTCTCTTCATTTATAAGTAAAACACCATCACCAAAAACGTATATTACACCTTCTTCAAAAATTTTATCATAAAAAAGAAAAATACAAGTTGCCGCAAAATCATTACTACTCAAATTTAATACTTCTCTTACCTGATTTAATTTAGCAAAAAATGATTTTAGAATTTTTGCTGATTCTTTTTCTATAGAATAATTGTTTTTTTCATCTAAATAAAAGTTATTTATTTCATTTTTTCTATTTGTAATATTCTCTTCAACCGAATATTTAAATGTCTTATTAAGCAGATTAGAAGCGAAATGAGAATCTACAACCTCTGAACAACCATCAAATACTGCAGAAAAAATAAATTCCTCTGTCTCATTGGTAAATACAGAATCTTGACAGGCTAATTCATGGCCGTTACCTTTTTTTAACAAAGAACGTATATACATTTTTTTAAATATTAAAGGGGAATAGATTTTAACACAATCTACTCCCCTTATTTTTATTAAATTAAAAAACTACCGATTGACCAGGAGCAGAAGAAACAGAAGATACACTCTGAGAGAGCCATCCAAACACTTCTTTAAATTCTTTTTTCATCTCCTTTTCATTTTTGTTAGGATCAATAACGAATAATTTTTGAATTCCCATTTCATTCTTGGCATTTTCAAAACTAATCGCATCCCCTATCCCGCACATAACTGCTCCAAAACTACCCATAGTTAATTCATCTTTCATTACATATGAAATCATTTTCTTTACTTCCGAAGCAGAATCATAATTAGATGCATTATCAGCTCCGTCAGTTAAAACAAAAAATATATTTTTCGTCTGAACTCCTGCCCTCATAGCATCCTGCTGTTGACGAATAACATTTTTTAAAAATTCTTTACAACCATCATACAACTTAGTTTCTCCTTCATCAGGATTAAAAACCTTAAGAGAAACATTTATAACAGGTTGAAATCCTGTCAAAACATTTATTTTAGAACCAAACGTACCTATTGATAAAAATATCTTTGGAGCTTGATGCCAATTTTGCATAGCCTCAATCATTAACTTTATCTCTCCATTTAAAATATCTTTAAATGCAGCCATAGAACCGCTATTATCAATTAACATAGTTACATTAACGGTCTCTCCCATATCAATATCTTCTGGATTAAAATTATTAAAATTAAGAGGAGAGTTTAAATTAATAACCTCTTCTATCGAAGCGTTATTATTTTGTTGATTTACTTCTGACATATTTTTTAAGTTAAATTGTTTTTATTTATGAATTTAATTAAATCAAGCCATTGCAGGTATGAGATTTGCTGTTTTCGTTGTTTCAAACCTAACACCTTTTTGTTTAGCCAAATCATAAATTGGTTGAGCTATTGCTGCAAAATCCGGTCCTCCGGGGACAACGACATTACTCATCGCATCTTCTAATATTACAAATTTAGAAGCTAAATTAGGAGCAAGATATAAAGCTTGCTTAAGAGTGGTGGCTACACAATGAGATTTTGCCTGACCAGCAAAAAATACATTATCATATTTTTCAAGAGTTTGAATCAATTTTTGATTCAACTGCGTCTCAGGAAATTCAACATAAGAAACTTGAGCTTGAAAAATACCAAAATGCTCAGTAAGAGGATTTGTACCCTTAACCCACGCATTATAAGTAAAACCTGGATTTTGACGAGCCCAATAAATTAATGCATCACTAATAACTTTAGAAAGTTCTGCACCTTCAGAACTTAAAATACAGTGTTCAGGCCAAATATAATGGAACAAAACAGGAAAGGCTATGCCATTTTTATTTTCTTCCGAAGCAATATCTTCTATTGTTTTTATATATTCTTGTATTTTTTGACGATAAATAACTGGATAATAATTTCCGTCAAGCAAATCCTGATAACGAATGATTGTGTGTGGGGCAACCATTTTACCACTTTTATCTCTCCATAAAGAAGGATGAGAAATATCATTAATCTGATGAGTATCCAACGTATAGGAAATATGATCTATTTCCGAAGCGTTGTTTTTTATCCAAGATGCAAGACGCTCATTATCTTTTTCTGCACCCTGAACATATAGTGGTGCTCCCGGTTTACAGAAATCATTTTGGGCATCAATTATCAGAAGGGCATTTTTTGTTCTATTCATGGCTCTTTTTTTTGTAAAGTTACAGATTATTATCATGATTTTTTTCAAAAACAAGTTTTTTTTCAGTTAGATACTTAAATCTATTTAAAAACAATTTTTTTACGTTCTGAGGATTTTTATTTTCAAAAAACCTTCGGTAAAAGTCCTTGTGTTTACTGATTCTTTTTTTTAACATAAAATAATCCCATTCATATTCTGTTATTATGAAATTATCAAAATAATGAACATCATCCGGTAATGTATTTGGTAAATCAAATTTTTTAGCAATAATTGTATATAATACCTCTTCCATATCTCTATATTGTTGAATTTGGTATTTGATTGGTCTTGGTAAATCAATTAAATATGCCTCAGTTGCATCATGTAATAATCCACATAAGGCATTTTCTGGTTTAACCAAATAAGAAACAGCTAAAGAATGCTGAGCGACAGAATAAAATATATCAGAGTGGCCTCCATATCTACACAAATGACTTAAAGCATGTGCAATATCTTCTATATTAATTTGATTAATATCGGGATTAAAAACTTTAAAATTTATTCCTGAAAATGTTCTAATATAATCTGGTTTCATGGTATAATTTTTGTCTAATATAACAATATTTTTTTATTTTTTTTTCTTTTCAAAAATAAAAGTTTTTCATTTATTTTAAAAATAAAAAAAAATATAATTTAAAATCCTTTTTCCAAAACTATTTATTTAAAAACTGATAATATGTCTCAAATTTTTGCAAATTATGAAGCCGTTACTTTGACAGGAACAATGAATTTTTCTACTGGAAGAGAAACTGGTTTAATTACAGGCACAACTGTTCATCAAATCCTTTGTACATCAAACGGAAGTATTGTTATAACGGCTTTAGGAGGAGGTACTTTTACCTGGACAGCAACCGCTGGACAAACTCTTGATATATTAGTAAAATCAATTACTGTAAGTTCAGGAACTTTTGTTGGTTTTAAATCAAAACATATACCTCCTCAAGGCCGAGGAACTTCTGCTGGTTGGAGTAATTAATTTATTAAGAAATGGCATTTCAATTACAATGTTTATCTGGTGTAACCAGTTATGAAAAAGAAGAATTGTTCTTCATGATTCGACAAGAGTTAGGAGAACCTGTTGTTGGTGTAGAAATAGATGATTCTCAGCTTGAGGTTTCTTTTTGCAAGGCCATAAGAGAATATTCTCATTTTATAAATCAATGGGCATTAGAAAACAGAATGTCGCAGATGTTGGGATTACCAAGAGAGATAGATTTTACTTTAAAATACGTTTCTTCCAATTTTTCTTTAGAACGTTCTTATGCAAAGGCATACTCAGAACAAGTAGGTATAGGAATGGATTCCAGCAGAGAATTAAAAACCGGGTTTATTACATTAACAGCAGGTACACAAGATTATTATATTCCTGCAGGAAGAGAGATTAACGAAATTCTCTGGTTTACACCTTCTTTTATAAATCTTTTTGGATTAGATGCATATGCTAACAGCAATCTTTCTTATCATGAATTCGGAGCCTCTTTTGCCGGTCATAGTTTATATTATATTATGCCTCTTTTTGATACTCTTTTAACATCACAAGCCGCAGAGCTAAGAAATAAAGTAAGAGCATCCGAGTATTCATATAGATTGGTTGCCGGACCTAGTGGTACAAAAAAATTATCATTATATCCTATACCAAGAACTCCGAGCGATAACTATGGTTTAGTCGGAGCTTCTACTCCTGGTGTTGTTTTTTATCGTTATTATGATACTGTTGGAGTTGCTGGAAATCCTGCTTATAGTGGATATACAGCGAATCCAGGATATACAGGAGGAACTTGGAGTCAGGGCAACGGCTTAGTGTCTGGACCATCAGATGCACAATTAAATTTTTTAACATATGCAGAGTTAAACTCAAACGCAAAATATTGGGTACAAAAATTTGCCTTAGCAATAGCAATGAGAATTTTAGGCTTAAGTATAAGAGGTAAATTTTCAGGAACATTACCCATACCAGATGCCGAATTAACATTAAATTCCGATGCTTTATTAAATACAGCAAAAGAAGACATGGATAAGCTTAAAGAAGAATTAAAGGCAGAATTGGAAAAATTAAATTTTAAAGCATTGTTAGAAAATAATGCTATGATGCAAGAAAACATAAACAAAACTTTAGGATTTGTTCCTTTAGGAATATATTTAGGATAATAGATGTCGGAACAGGTTTATAATAATAATGAACAACAAAATGAAAATGTAAAAAAACCAGAGGCTGCAAGACAATTAGACTCTGAAAAAAAAGGCATTAACTTATTTTTTGGAGAAAAAGAAAGAAAACTTCTATTAAATCTTGGTTCAGAGGTAACAATGGAACAGTTACAAGAAAGCTTTCTTTTATATAGAATAGATTATAAAACAACAAAAACACACTCTGTTTATGGGGAATCAAAAAAGAAAAATTATTTGCCTGAAGTTGAAATTTTCGGCAGAATAAACGTAGAAAGTGATGGTCCAGAATATTTGTCTCCAGGAGGCTTGATACGTCAAGGATTAGGCAAGTTTACTGCTCATGTTTATTTACATCATTTGGAAGAAAAAAATGTAGAAATAAGAATGGGCGATTTTATTTACCATAAAGGAAACTATTATGAAATAATAGATGACGGTAAATCAAATATTTCAAATCAATTTGCTTTTGGTTCCGATAAATTTTATTACATAACAATAAAAGGAGTTGAAGTTAATAGTGATGTATTTAAAGCAAGATAATAACAAAATGAAACTGACAGAAAATTACAAAAAAAGATTACAAGAACTCGGTGGTATAAGTAAAAATATCAACGAAAATAAATTACCAGAAATTGAATGGAATGGTAAGAGATATTATGTTGACGCTCGTTTAAAACAAATGCGCTCCATTTCTTCAAATGAAGAACCAATAGAATTCATTAATTTAGACGATATGGGTGATCAGGAATGGGATTCTTTATCTCCTGAGGCTAAGGATGTTATAACTAATGAATTGATAAGAGTCGGAGCCTATTGATTTCTAATTTCTAATTTTTAAATCTTAAATTTCTATATTTGCCTACACACGGTTAATATATGAAATTTGTTCAAAGACATGTTCCTGAATTAGCATTTCAAAAAATAGAAAAATGCTATAAAGAACAACCTCCTCTTTTTAAACACGAAAAAGAGGTTTTTTATTTTATATTAGATCTTTTTTTTAGATTAAAAGTTTATAATAAAAATGCAAAATATACAGATGATGGAATGATTACAATATCTTCTAAATATTTTAAGGCATACCTTTCAAAAAATTATTCCCTTTATTTAAGATGGTTAATAAAAAACGAGATAATAGTTTGCGATAAAATAAAAAAAACAGGAAAGTCATATGGATATGAAATTCATCCTTCGGTAGAAAGTAAATTAATTAGCATTAATATATCTAAAGATTCAAAAGTAACGAACAAAATTATAGAAAATTATAATAAAAGACAAAAGTATCATAAAAAATTAGAAGATCACATTTTAATTATGAAAAAATTTTTTAAAAAAAACATAAAAATAAACACAAAAGATGCAATTGAATGGATAGAAAACAATCTAAAGGAAAATAAAATCAATGTAAATCAATACTGTATATTGTTTTTAAGCATTAAAATGATTGATAATCAGGAGTTTTATTTTAATGTAAATAAAGTCAATGGAAGATTAGATACTAATATTACAAATCTTAAATCTGATTTAAGAAAATTTTTGATTGGAGAATATTGTCATATTGATACAAAAAATTCTCAACCTTTGATTATTAATTTTATTTTGAATTATATAATATCACATTATAATTATAAAGAAACACCCCCCACCCCCCTACCCCCCCCTTCTCTTGGAACCGAATATGAAAAAATACTCTCTAAAGAGCTGAGTTTTAGTGATTTAAGTATGTTGAAAAAAAGCCCCCTTAGTGCTGAAATGATAGCTGAATTTGATGATTATAAGAATGCGACCTTTAAAAATGATTTTTATGATTACCTGAGGAAAGATTTTAGCTTAAACTTTAATACAATATCTCGTCAAGATATGAAGGAATTAATACTTAGGGTGTTTTTTAGCCGTAACATTTCATATAAAAAAGAAAAAGCATTGTTTAGATCAAAATACCCTATTATCTATGATATTATTTTTAAATTAAAAAGAGAGCGTCATAATAAATTGGCACTTTGCCTTCAAAGAATAGAATCAGAGATCTTTATAAACAGAATATGTAAAAAATTAGTCCAAGAAGGCATTGTTCCTGTTACTATTCATGATAGCGTTATTGTTCTGTCTTCTGATAAACAAAAAGCTATAGATATTATATCTTCAGTATATAATGAATTTTTAGGAGGTGTTCCACAATTAGAAGTTTCTTTTTTATGAGACTGTTTTTTGTTTCTATTTATTTACATGTCGGATGTTTCCAATAATGTAAATGATTTTTTAAACAATCAATTTAAAAATCATGATTTTCTACCTCAAAAATTATTAATTGAGGATATGGATAGTTTTTTCTTAAAATTTTTTAAAGATGAAAATTTAACCATAACAGATGAAAATGATAATGCTATTCCTGTGCCTGTTGTTTTTTTGAGTCAGGAACGATGGGCAGAATTTAGAAATAACTGGAAACACTTAAGAGATGAGGCTGGTAAAGAAATTACTATGCCTTTTATTACAATAAGAAGAATTAGTGTCAAACAAGGAGAAAACCCCCTTAAAAGAGTTACTGTTACAAAAAACTTTACCTATCTAAAAGTTCCTGTTTTACAAGGTAACTTAAAGGCATATGATATTTATCAAATTCCACAACCCCCAAGAATAGACATTGTTTATGAGGTAAGATTTTTTTCACACTATATGCAAGATACTAATGTTTCTTATGAAAGCTTCTTGTCTAATTTGTTTCAAAATGGATATAGGTATATAAATATGAACGGACATTGGATTCCTATAGAATTAAATGATTCCAGCGAAGAAAATACTATGGATGATATTACTGCAGATAGAAGATTTCAGATAATCTATAATATTACTTTGCATGGCAAAATAGTAGATCCTACAAAATTTGTAAAAAAACAATCTATTACCAAGGTTAATCTTAATATAAAAGAAAATTTAAGATAAAATTTAATTTGTTTTTAAATTAATTTTCAAAAAAAATTTTCTATTTATATTAAATCCTTTACCTAATTATTTATATAAAAATATAGATAATTAAAAAAGAACTTAAAAATAACATATAAAATAAATGGCAACAACAGTATTCGTATCACCAGGTGTTTATACCAGAGAACAAGATTTTACATTTTTTGCATCAAGAATAGGTATAACAAAACTTGGCGCAATCGGCTTGACCTTAAAAGGTCCTGCTTTTGAACCCATAAAGTGTTCAACTACAGATGAATTTTTTGCAAGATTTGGTGGTACCAGCGTAGATTTACAATTACCCTATGTGGCACAATCATTCTTGAAACAATCCAGCGAATTAACAATTACCAGAGTTCTTGGTAAGTCGGGTTTCACTAATGCTCCTGCTTGGCTCATATTAGCTTCTGGCGGAACTATGGACAAAACTGTTTTGGCAGTAATTCGTGGAAAGCTATCTGATGATTTATCAACTTACAATTATTCTTCTGCTGGTACACTGAAAATGTTCACCTCAACTAGTGCGGCAACAGGATCTATTATTTTAAGTTCAACAACCGGACCATTAACGGCTTTCACAAATAGCGGATTAACAATCTCTCTTGATGAATCAAGTAATGATTATGTTGTTAAATCTCTTGGTAAAAATCCAAAGAGAACTGCCGGAGATTATGGTATTTATGTTGAAGCTATTTATCCGCACATGGTTCGTGAGGCTGTTAATAGAGGTGAAATTACTAAAATATATGGAGATTTAACATATCAACCAGGTAGTTATATAACCAATTATAATGCATCATACACCAACTCATCTACGCCGTGGATTGTTGGTAAAGTAGCTGGAGGTGCAACAAGAAACTTATTCAAAATTGAAACTATATCAGATGGTGACTCATCTGCCAAAGAATTGAAGTTTTCTTTCGCCAATATAGACGAAGTTAATGGAACTTTTGATTTAATTGTTAGAAATTTTTACGATACAGATTCCAACACTGCTACCAGTGGTCGTCTTGAGATGTTTCGTCAATTAACAATGGATGATTCTCTTGAAAACTTTATTGGTAGAAAAATAGGAACTACAGATGAAATTTATCCAAGAAAATCTTCTTATATAACGATTACTCTTGCTGATAACTTCCCAAGAAATCAGGTTCCTGCAGGTTTTAGAGGATATTCTATGAATTATTCTGCCGGAACCTGGAATGCTCCTAAGTTTTATTATAAAACTTCATATCTGTCGGCAGATACTGTATCCAAAACTTATTTAGGTATATCTGAGCTTGGTTATACAGGATTTACTTCGGATAGAGTAGCATATTCCAAAACTATTCAAAGCGTAGAAATGGATATGTTTGCTTTCCAAGGAGCAGATTCTTCTTCAAGAACAACCATTAAGGGTTTCCACATGGAAAACACTGCTCCTACTTCTGATTTTGAAGTTGGTCAATATAATTCGTTAACTGGCTATACAAAAGCTCAGCGCAAATTTACCGTTGCACCAGCAGGTGGTTTTGATGGATGGAACAAATATAAAGATGTTACTTTTGCCGATAATGTAGATTTATATAACATACAGGCTTTTAAAGATGCTATCGACACCCAAAGAAGTACTGATTCTATAGATATAAATCTTTTAGCTACTCCTGGAGTTAATTTTTATGACAATGAAAACATTATTAAATATGCCCTTGAAATGGCTGAAGAAAGAGCCGATTGTTTATATATCATAGATTCTCCAAGAGTTTCTACTGATTCTGTCAAGGGAACTGCTACTGAAATAGTAGAGCTTTTAGATGCAGCTACTATAGATTCTAATTATGCCGCTACTTATTGGCCTTGGATTCAGATTGAAGATGCTGCTACTTCTAAATATGTATTTATACCTCCTACATCAGAGGTTGTGAGATGTTTTGCTTTAACAGATAATATATCTTACCCTTGGTTTGCAACCGGAGGTATAAATAGAGGTAAGTTTGGAAGTAATGTTGTTAAAGTTGATGTTAAATTATCAAGAGATGATAGAGATGTATTATATGCAGGAAGAATAAATCCTATCAATTATACACTGGCTGACGGAGTTCATATTCTTGGTCAAAAGAACCTTCAAATTAAACCGTCTGTTCTTGATAGAATTAATGTCAGAAGACTCTTGTTGCACGTCAGAAGACTTGTTTCTGCTGCTGCTTTAACAGTTTTGTTTGAACAAAATGATCAAACTATTCGAGATCAATTTGTTGCCAAAGTTCAACCTTTGCTGCTTCAAATTCAAAATCAGAGAGGTATTGCCGGATTTAGAATTGTAATGGATGACTTCAATCCCAATGCAACTGTTGTTGATGAAAACACTTTAATAGGTAAAATACAAATAAAACCTACACCTACTGCTGAATTTATCGACTTAACATTCCAGGTTTTACCTACCGGAGCTCGTTTTGAAGATTTTTAATTGACATAATTAGTTAAATAAATAAAAGGAGATAAATTTTTATCTCCTTTTTTAATTTATAACTGATTGTAGATATTCTGGCTTAAACCCGGAAAGAACTATTTATTTTAAATCAAATTTTAAATTCATTCATTTTACTCCTCCAAGTTATTTTTATGTTTTTAGAAACAATTATATGAAAAGATTTCATAGATTTTTATATAATAAGCAAAAGCTAATCAAGATGTTTAATCCTGATAAAAACTTAACAGAATGGGAGATTGCAAGAAATAACAATATGGATAGAATTTGGGATTGTGGAAGTATGAAGTTTGAATTAACTATTTAATAAAAGGATTATTGTTTTCCCTTAAAGTTTTAAAATTATTTTCATACAGTTTACATTTGTTTAAAAAAGAATTTAATTGTTCTTCTTTTAAGGAAAACCATTCTCCTTTTATATAATTATCGTTTTCATCTTTTTTAAATTGCCCAAAATCTTTGTGTAGTAGTTTTTCTAATTTATACGCAAATTCAGATTCAAAATAAAAAATAATTTCAAGACTATAAGGACAACCTGTTTGATTTGTTTTTAGTCTTTTTTTTAAAGAACTGGTTGCTCCAATTTTATATAGACCAACACTATTGTTTCCTATTAAATAAACACAATTCATTTATTAATATTAAAAATTAAATTAATTAAAGTAAATTAATAAAAACAAAAAAAATTTTTTCTTATATATTTATTTGTATATAACAAAAAAATATACAAATGTCAGTATTAATGTTTCGCCCAGTTCCTGTAGATCAGGAGCCTAAATTAAAAAATCGTTTCGTTCTTGAGTTTCCAAGCGATATAGGAATTGAATCTTATTTAGTCCAAACAGCTAAAAGGCCATCTATGAAAATAGATAAAATCACAATTCCATATATGAATACTCAAAGTTATGTGGCCGGTCGTTATTATTTTGATGAAATGACTATTTCTTTCATTGAGGTTCTTGGACCATCTACTTCGCAAAAAATTATGGAATGGGTTCGTTTACATGCTGAACCTGCAACTGGAAAAATGGGATATGCAGTTGGTTATAAAAAGAATCTTGTATTAAAATGTTTAGATCCAGTTGGTGTTGAGGTTGAGAAATGGACTCTTGTAGGTTGCCAAATAGTTTCTGCTGACTTTGATGAAAACTCTTATGAGGCCAATGAATTATTAAAATGTACAATCACGATTCAGCCAGACAGGTGCTTTCTTGACGCTTAAGAACTTTAAATATTTTTTATTAAAAAGAGATGGTTTTTATCATCTCTTTTTTTGTTTTTATACATTAATTATCTTTTTTAAAATGTATTTATTTATAATACATATTTTTATATGTCAGGATTAAGATTATATAGAAAAATTTATTTATTAAATCATACACCAGGAAATGATGTGTATAGTTTGATAGATCCAATCTATTTAAGTGCGGCAACGTATAATTCAAATGTTATTGTTGAAAACAATTTAAATGTATTTCAAGAATCAACCGGAGTATATTATGTTGATTTAAATCCTGATTTATATTCTAATTTATTTGTTTATGAATTAAGGTGGACGATTCAATATATTTCTAATTCTCCATATAAAATATTACAAACATTATTTAAGTATGAATCAAACATAAATAGGTATTACATTTTTGGAGAAATAGATTATGAATCAAAACCAAATTTCATTAATTATGAAATTCACGAACAAAAAGAAATAATAATTGAAATAGTAAAAGCAAATTAAAAATGAATCCAGTAAATCCTTTTGTAATTAAAAGAAATGACACGTTTCCTACCTTAACTATTAATATAAAAACAAGAGGAGAGTTCAATCAGGTTATTCCGTATAATTTAAGTGCAGTAACAGCCTGTACTTTTTCTATGTCAGATAGACATGGAAATTTAAAAGTATCTTCCGAATCAGCGACTATTGTTTCTTATAGTGCAGGAACTATTCAATATTCCTGGACTAAATCTGATACTGATACTTCTGGAAAATATAATGGAGAATTTGAATTACTATTTACAGGAGGAAATGTTATGTCTATTCCTACAGTAGGGTATATAAACATAGAGGTTATTGATGATATAAACGATAAGTAATGGGAATTTATATTTTACCTAGAAATAATAATTTTTTGTCGCTTTCAGGAGGAACTGTTAGCGGAGAAACTTTTTTTAATAATTCTTTATCCGCCGTTACTTATTTCTCAGGTTCAACACCTCTTGAACAAATTATATATTATATTTCTTCATTAAACTCAGGAAGAACATATTCTTTTTCGGCAGGCTCGAACATATTATTATTAACATCATCAACAAATCCTAATGTGATTTATTCTCTTGATGATGATATTTTATTGAACAGCATATCTGCTTCTACTTTATATTCGGGAACAACAAACTTATCTGATTTATTTTTATTCAAATCTGATAAGACTTTTTTGCAAAATGGTATTAATACTTTTACTGGAGGAACCGTAACTAATCCAAGTGTTAATATTACTGCTTTGACAATTAACACATTAATTGCAAGCGGAAATTCCACATTCACAGGAACGTTATCTGGAGGAAGTTCTTTTTCTGCGAATACGTTATTTTCTGGAACAAGCAATCTTGATACGTTATTTGTAACTCCTGGTCAACTAATAAATGCTCAAACGTTTGTTCAACCCGGAGTTAACACTTATACTGGAGGAACTCCGACCAGACCAACAGTAAACGTCTCTGCATTAACAATTAATACATTAAATGTAAGCGGAAATTCCATATTCACAGGAACATTATCTGGAGGAAGTTCTTTTTCTGCGAATACTTTGTTTTCTGGAACAACAAACTTATATGATATTTTTTCAACAACAGGATCAATTTCATCTTCTAATGTTTGGACTGCAGGTACTGGAAGTAATTCTATTAAACAAGCAAATGCTTTATCAGTTGCGTCCGGAACTTATAGTTTGTCTTTTGGAAAAAACTCATATGCTCAAGCCACTTACTCAATTGCTTTATCGCATTCATCTAATATTTTTAATACATCAAGACACTCTATTATATTAGGAGGGGTTTATTTAAGTACTAACCAATATACTTCATATAATACTTTAGTGGGGGGAAAATCAAATTCAACAACATTTTCTAAATATAATTTTATCGGTGGAGGAATTAGTAATTTAATTGATGGCTATGCAAAAAATTACTATTCTATAAGATCTGTAATTGTTGGTGGATTTTCTAATAAAATTTATAGATCTATTGACTCTGGTATATTTGCTGGAAATAAAAATACTATTGGAATAAAATCAGTCACTGCAAGAAGTGGCAATACTATTGTGGGGGGTATTAATAATACTGTAATATCTCAGAGAAGTTCAATTTTAGCGGGATATTCAAATAGGATAACTAGTTATAACTCAGTTATTTTGGGTGGTTATTCAAATAATATAAAGTCTGTTTATGGTAATATTGAAACAAAAAGCAATTCAATTTTAGGCGGAGAAAAAAATTTTATTTCATATTCTAATCGCTCTGTTATAGTTGGTGGATTTAGAAATTCAGCCTTAACAGTGTCTGATTCTTGTATTATAGGGGGTTCTTATTTAACTGTAACTCAAAATAACACCGTTGTTGTACCGAAATTAAGAATAGCGTCCATCACTAATTCTCCTGGCAATTATATGCTGGTTTCCAATACTAATGGATATACGTTTAAAACATCAATACCTGTATTATCTATTAACAACGGAATCAATACTTATACTGGGGGAACCACAACAAATCCAACCATAAACATTTCTGCTCTCACGATTAATACTTTAAATGCGAGTGGAAGTTCTGTGTTTACAGGAACGTTATCTGGTGGAAGTTCATTTTCGGC